TTAGCCTTTTCGTTATTCCTTACGACTCCTGTTTTTGCAGGTGAAATTACATCAACAATCACTGATTCCGTTCAATTAACAGTACAGGGTGCAGCGATACAAACAGAAAGAATTGGTAGTTCATACGCAGTTACTGGAACTAACATTAGTGGAGCAGGTTTTGGATTGACTGGTGGTACATCAAGTGCAGCAGCAACCAGATCAACTCCAAGTACAGCATTTGGTCTTGTTAATTCTGGAGAAGCATTCACATTCAGCGAATCACTCACAGTTGGTGATAGTACTGTTACATCACAAACAGTTACTAATGGTGCAATTGCATCACCAACTCTGTATGGTAAAAATACCACACAGGCAGCAGGTGAGAAAGGTACTCTTGCAGGTACGATTGATACTTCTACTGGTGCTCTTACAGTTACTGGTGGTGGTGCTGGAACCACTGCAATCGGTCAACGTAGTGTAGAACTGAGCGTATTCAAATGAGATATATCCTAGCAGGCATTTGTCTGCTAGGGTTTTCTTTGCCATCCCTAGCAGTGCCAGTCACACCAAATTTTACTAGTGGTACTGTAACCTCACGTACAGAATCAACCACAACAGTAAACGAAGTCATTAGACAACAAGATTTCCAAACTGGATTCAGTTATACAGTTACAGGTACAAATATCAATATTCCAGGAACACCGACTCTTGGGGCAGGATATTCTATTGTAAATCAGGGCCAACCATTTCAGTTTTCAGAAACTTATATGGGTCCTGGATTGATTAAAGATACAACAGTAGAAAGAACCACGACAATTCAGTCTGTTACAGACTCAATGTCAGTATTTACCCAGTAAGATGAAATGCCTACGAATCGTCCTTGCTCTAAATGTCTTTGTTCTCCCTGTGTATGCAGAGGGGGATACACCTGTAACTGCAATTGCAAATCCTCAAGCAACATCGACAGGAAGTGTAACAAATCAGGCAGTACAGGTCCTACAAGGTCCATACGTGACCAACTCATACGGTGGTGGAGTAAGTTGTCAGGGACCAACGTTTAATCTCACACCCTTTATGACCACATCCCAAAGTGGATCAAGACCCTTTGAAGCATATGCTGATATTGATAATGATCCAACCACAGGAATTAATGGTCTAGAAAGAACTGGACAAAAAGATAGTTTTGCAAATAACTTTGGTCTATCAGCAACTCTTTCATTTCCACTAGATGGTGGATTACAAGAAAGATGTAAGACTGCTGCAGATACTTGGACTGCTAGACAAAGAGCAGAAACTGATAAGGCACGATTAGATTTTGAACTTGTAAGATTATTAAAATGTGGAGAAGCAATGAAGGGTGGAATTTTCTTTAATCCCGCTTCCCCTTACGCAAAGATATGTGCGGATGTTGTAGTGATTCAACAAAAACCTTCTTCTGTCGTAATTTCTCAGCCTTTTGTTCCTTCTTCAAGAGTTTCAAAGTCTTCTTATCCAGTTCAGCAGCAAAGAGTAGTTGAGTCTCGTAAGGCGTCAGATCTCGGTTCATCAATTGCTTTACCCTGATAAACAACTGATTGATAATCGGTTTCATCTTTCCTACCATCCATTCCACCACAGATTTGCCAATAAGAGCCGCAGCAACACTAGCAGTAGCAGTGGTGCCAGCAAGAATAACCTGTTCTTTAGGGGGAACTGGAACTGGTCCAACAAAGGGGACTTGGATTTCTGGGACACCTATATTACTTTGTGGTGGTGCAATTGTTTGTGTTTCTTGTTGAGTAACTGTTGGTATTGGGGGTACAAATGGTTTTACATCTGGAAGTGCTCTGGGTTTCTCCTGATATTCTTCTTCTTTTTTTGGTTCCTGTTGTGGTGTCATCATTTTCCTAAACTCTTCAGTTGTAGGAACATCAATCGGTTGATATTGGGGAATGCCATCAAGAGGAACATCCACAACAGGCATTGGCAATTTTCTATTAATTGGTACAAGAATAGGTGGAGGTTCCAAATTACGAATAACTGGAACTTCCACCCTTGGTGTTTCTATACTGTTTGATTTTATATCAGGAATTTCTGGTACGTTTGGCATCTAACTCAGCAAAGTTTTTCTTCTTGGTTCCTCCATCATAAGTCCAAGCATAACCTTCAATTACCATCTGATCATTAAGTGAATTTGCTTGATCATTCACAAACAGATGTCCAATAATTCTTCCATACTTTTCAGTACTATCTGGAAGTTCAGTTTTAATGAGAATATGTTCTGCTTTTTCCACTTTATGCTTTAACCATTCTTTTGCTTCAAGTCCATACTTTTTCTCATTAACATCTGCTGTTCTTGATTCAGGAGTATCAACACCAGCGAGTCTAATACGCTTAGTGAGGGAAATATCAAAACCCAAATCGATATCAGCATCAATCGTATCACCATCAATCACTTTTAAGATTTGTTTGATTCTGTAAATATACGGATCTTTGTCTGCCATTGTTAAAAGATTTTAAATTGTTTGATTGGAAGTTCTTTTGGTATTCCTGGAACAGATAATCCTTTTAGTAAAGTATTCATTTTATTATCAACAATTTTATTAATAATTTGTTCTGGATTATTAATAATATCTTCAGCTTTTTTATAGGTAAAATAAGCACCTATAAGTAAACCAACACTTACTGTTAAACTGAGTGTTGATAAAATAAGAGATAATGATTTCATTCTTTAGTTTCCAAGTATGCCATTCTTAGTATATAGTAGATACACCAAGCAGTAAAAACTAAACCTGATCCGAGAATTACACAAACACCCCAAGGAAAGTCATTCATTTTTTAGGAATACACTCCTGTTTCTTTTTGTTTTCATAATATGGATAATATTTACCTTCTGGTTTCATAAATCCACATCCAATTAACCACTCTTTTGTTTTTGGTGTTGGTGGATAGACTTTATAAAGAGTTTTATTTGCACATGCTTCTAATCCTTTTGCAGTCTCATCTTTTTGATTTGCTGCCCAGATTGCATCTGCTTCCCAAGGAATTGCTGCACCTTGACCTGCAAGTCCATAAAGTTGTTCGGCTCTTGCTTTTACCCAATTCGGAATTTGATCATCATGATAAACTTGAGCAATAAATGGGTTATCAATACCTCCTGCCATACAATCTTGAACTGTATGCCATCCTTCATGACGAAGAGTACTCAAAAATCCTCTAGGATCATCTAAAAGGTCTCTACGAATAAAGAACCTATTATAATCTGGTTTATAAATCCCATTCAAATATTTTGGAAAGTATTTTGTATCACCAATATAAACACCAACATTAATTTTATCTAAAGCAACAATAATTTTTGATGCTTCATCTGCCATTTCTGGAATAAACTTATCAAATTTATAATCTGCATGTATTTGCTCTACACCTTTCATACACTCCAAAAGAATCATACATCCAAGAGCAGCATTACTATAATCTGGAAGATCTTGAATATCTTTACCTGGAGTTACCGCAAGTGTAGGTAAAGTTAGACTTAATGAAAGTCCAATTGCCGTAAAAAGTTTTTTCATTCGTTCCAATATCCCTCCTGTTTATGGATCCAAACTTTCAAATCTTTTACATACTTTCGTAATATTTGTGCTTGTTCTTCGTGCCAAGAATCACCCGTCTCCAAATGAAGACGGGTGTGATTATCTATGGCTTTGAGAATTTGATGAATTGGTCGATTCCAAGACTCACGTTTTGGAGTATTCCACTCTCTTGGCATAATACCTCATTTTTTCTTACCACCATTCTTTGCTTTCTTTGCAGTCGCATTACCTTGATTCTGTTTAGAAGTTTTACCTCCAGCAGAACCTTTTTTACCTTTGTTTGCAGATTTTGCCATTAACTTATGCTCTTGTTGTGTAATCTGGACTATCACCACAAGTTGGGCAAGGTTCAGTTTCTGTAACTGTAGTTGCTACAACTGGTTCTACAATTGGTTCTGGTTCAATCACAAACTCAGGTTCTGGGGTTCTTGTCACAGGTTTTTCTTCATCATCTTTATCACCCTTCTTCAGAGTATCAACTCCAAAAGTTGCAGCTGCAGCAGTGAACACTGTTGCAATAAATGTAGGATCCATTTTAGCAAGAAGACCAGCATAACTAGCAGTAAGCAATGCAGCACTCCAACTCAAAACAGTAACTCTAATGATAGTGCTCATACATTTTTCTCTTTTGTTGTTGTCGGTCATTTGTCTTAAGGGTTAATCGTGGGTTAGTGTTTCCAAGATTCACCTTCTGCTTTTCTTCTACGAGCAAGTCCTGCTTCTACATTAGATCCAGGATTTCTGTACAAGTAAAGCGCATCGGGAACTTTGTCCCATTCTTTATTCTTCAGTGTGCGTGTAATGGTATTGAAGTTGTCACCACCATAAAAACCAGCACCAAGATTATAAGCAAAAGAAAGAAGGGCCCCTCTTTTACCATCAGACATTTCATTCCAATGTGGGATCTTACGAAGTGCTGGAAGAAAGTGTTTGCGGCATTCGTCAACAAGTAATGAATCTGCTTCTGCTTGAGTGATGGTTTGTCCCATTCTAAATGGACCACCATTCTTGTCTCTGGTGCTTCCCCAACCAATCGTGATTGGAAGATTACCCGAGAGTGGGTCTGGGTATGCATTCAAACGACATCCTTCAAACTCTTTGATAAGTTTGAGACCAGATGCAGGAAGATCATCACCACCAGATGCTGCAGCGGCAGGTGCTGCTACAGCATCAGTCTTTTTTCTAAAGATCTCCGCCCATTCTGCCTTATCTTCCAAATATTGAACTGGAAGATGATCTTCTAACCACTGAACTCCTTTTACGTGATTTTCATTCTTATCATCATAAAACTTGAAGAAGTTATGTAAATCTACTTTTGCCATTGTTCTGTCTCCTGATAATTACGAACCGAAAATACGACCCCAGCCAGTGCCAGGTTTACCTTGATCTAACCAACGATACTTAAGAACATCTTTGGTGTAGATGGTCTTCTTACCGTGTTCTACTGGTCCAGTATAGTTGTCATTCAATGAACCATAAGGATCGTTGATATAATATCCTTTGAGATCTGGAGTAGTGCCAATGACTACGACCATGTGACCGCCAGTTGGAGCAGAAAGAGGACCACGATGGAGAATACCGAT